GGCCAGGCCGGTGCCACGCTCCCGCCCGTTTTTAATTCAAGCTACGAGTCGATCATGGCCGCCGTCTCTCGCGGCGAGGTCTCACTGAACCAGGTATACGCGGTGGCGGGCCTCGGCGGGATCGGCAACGCGAACGGCAACCCGACCCTGATGCAAGCGATCAGCCAGGGCGTGCCCCAGAACGGAACGAACGGGATCGGAGTTGTCTCCGGCCCCGGCATCGGCGCCGGCAACGGCGGCCCCGGCGCGACGCAGGTCTCCGGCAACGGCGGGCTAGGCTCGGCGGTCATGGCCGCGAGCGGCGTCTCTTCGACCAACTTCGGCGGCGCGCAGCTTGCGGACCCGAAGCAGATGGTGAATGCCCCGGCGGTTGCGCTGGCGTCACCCATCCAATACGGCGGGAATTGAAATGACACTCTACGGCTCAACCGACGGCATAGTAGTCGGCGCCCCGATCTCTCCGTCCTTCGGCGCACAGAACGGCATCACGGCCCCTGTGACAATCATGCAACCTACGCCGCCCACGCTGATTGGTGGGATGCAGGCGACCGGCGTGCAGATGACGGTCCTTGAGGCGCACTCGCGCGGGATCATACCGTTGAACGCGCAGATCTCAACCGTCTCCGGCCAGCCGGTGAGCGTCGGCATCAGCGCGCTGCAGGGCGACGGCGTCAGTTTTTTGGAGGCGCTGACATCCGGGAACGGGATGCAGGTGAACCTCGGCGTCGCGGTACCCCCGAACGCGGCCAACCCTAACTCGGTAACGACGATGGGCATCAACAACCAGATCTTCGTCGAAGGTATAGCGAACGCCAACGGCGCGCTCTCGACCGGCGTGGCGCCGACTAACACAGAGTCAGTCGTTTCAGCCCCGATGCCAGGATCGAACACGACCAACACTGTCGGACTGTTAACAGGAATCTATCAGGGATAATATCATGGCCGTCTACCCCGTCTATACCGATGAGCCGATCAACGGCAACATTATACTGTCATCGAACCGCTACATGGTCGAGTCGGTCTCCGACGGCATGGTCGCCGCCGGCGCGACGCAGGCGTCCGCGACCCCTATCACGAACGAGGTGAGCCGCTTCACGAATGTACCGCTCGGCACTGGAGCCTCGCTGCCTAGGGCTAAGCCGGGGGTGACGGTCTACGTCATCAACCACGGACTGAACTCGCTGCAGGTGTACGGCGCGCTGTACGGAGATTTTGGTCAGCCGATCACTAACGAGATCATCAACGACAAGACGTCGACGATAGGCGTCTCGCAGATGGTCAACTCGACCGTGCTTTACATTTGTACCACGTCGGGTATATGGTACACGGAAGGTCTCGCGACAGGGTTCGCCGGCGGTCTGCAGACGCTGACCTTCGCCACGATCCTGAACAATGCCACGAACACGCAAGCGTCGGGCACCTTGATCACGACCCAGATTGTTACTATCAACAACACCAGCAACCCAGGCTCGGTTACGCTCCCGCCCGCAATTCCCGGCCTACAGATAACGGTGCGTAACACGCTTGCCACCAACGTCACCAACGTGTATCCGAGCGCGGGCGGCACGGGATCTGAGACCATCAACGGCGGCGCGGTGAACGCTCCGTACGTGATAACCGGCGCCGTCGGCACCACGTTCATTTGCTCCATCGCGGGCGCGTGGCTAACGGTACCTGTCGTACCGGCATAAAGGATAAAAATTTAATGACTATTTACGGAACTCCAGGCGGAACCCCGCTCAACATGAACCCCTTCCAAGGCACGCAGCCGGGCTCCCCCGTGCAGGCGACGTTGCAGATAGCGAACCCTGCCGTGGGGATGTTTCCGCCCGGCTCGGACACCCGCAGCGGTGACACGATTATGGCGTCAGTATCTCGCGCGTCCGCGCCGCACAACGTCAAGCTAACAAACACCCTACTCGGCGCAACGCCGGCCGGGCGCGCGCTGCTTGAGGTGATGGCGGACGGCGGCGCGCAGGGCACGTCGGTTAACCCCGGCGGCGGCGGGTTCGACACGATGAACGTCTCCGCGAACGGCGGCGGCGGCACAGGCGCGGGCGGCATGAACCAAGACCCCGGCAGCAACGCCGGCAGATCTTCGCAGCTTGCGACACCGCTCTCGGCGTCCCTTATAGCGACGGCGACCCCGGCACAGTACCAAGGGTAGACCATGACTAACCTTTACCCCAACTCTTCGATGCAGAACACGGCCGGCATGGGCGCGGGCCAGCCCGGCGGCGCCCCGGTCGGCACGGGCCTGATGCAGGGCAACCCGCAAGAGTCCCAGTTCCAGCCGAGCGGCGTCCAGCCCCCGGCACCGCTCAACCCGGTACAGCAGCTGCTCGGTACGCAGATTAGCAACGGGCAGATACCCGTACACACGCACGCGAACACGGTAGTGCTCGCGCAGCCGGGTACTGACTCGCTAATGGCGCAGATGTCTCGTGGCCAGGTGATCATGGCAGACTCGACCTACGGGCAGAGCGGGTTTATCCCGCAGAACGGCGGAGCCAGCCCGCAGGCTGTGACCCCGGCCGCAAATATTACCCAGCCCGTGCTCGCTCGCGTCGCGAGCGGGTTAGTCCTTCCGGCCGTTCCCGTTTACACAGGAACCTAGTGGCAGGGTCAGTATCCCCAGGGCAGACGCTCACCCCGAACTTGAACGTGTTTGCACACGCGGGTTTTGGAGGCGACACCTGGGGCGCGAACGGTGGCGGGCAGGTTGCGGTCGGCGGCGGCGCGACGGACCAGACCGGCTACGTCAAGCCAATAGCGATTACAATAGCCGACGGCGAGACGGCGGCGAACTACATACCGAGCGCCTTGCCGGTGACGGCGAGCACTATCGTGCGGACGGTGCTAGGTCAGGAAGGTGTTGCGTTACTTTCGAACCAGACGCTTGACAATACGCTCGCGGCTGGTGGCAGCAACGCAGGTTAGATTTTTCATGCAGAACGTACCTACAGAGGGTGCGTTTTGTTGCTTATCCGTTAATTAAATTGACGGCGTCGATGTTACTGCGCGCGAGCGCGAGGATAATTTCATGGCATATTTAGGCGTCTTCCGAGACGATATTTATAATTCTATTTCTGTGTTGGCTCAAACCCAGTACAACGCCACCCCGCAGCTATCCGGCACCGTGCTGGCCGCGTCACTGATCGGCGGAGCAGGCGACTGTTATATTGTATCTACCAGCGGCGTAGCTACAGCTATAGCATTTACAACTGACTCGGCGATCAACATCATTGCGGCGATTCAGATCGCGGTAGCGACGGCGTACAAGCAAGGTCTTGGCTCTTTCGCGGCCGGCGTCAACCCGCCGTCTGGTGTCCCTAACCTGTTTAACGTGAGCTGGAGCCTGGAAATTGTAAACTTAAACAATACCGCAGGCATTATCACGCTAACGGGCGGCACTGGCGTTACGATCAACGGTGTCAACACCATCGCAATCAGCTCGGCGCGGCAGTTCACGGTGACGGTCACGTCCCCGACTACCGTCGTGATCCAGAGCATCGACGCCTGGACTGTTACGGCGTAATTTTTAGATTTAATTAAAGAGGATTTTTCATATGAGTAAGAAAGGTTTCGGTAACGAAAAAGCAAACGAGCACGGCGAGAAGTATTTAAAGGGTCGCACCGCAGGCGTCGAAGATACGTACGGCGAGAAAGACAAGCGACTGCCGGGCAATCACGGCCGCGTAGCCGAGCGGACCGTCGCAACGGACAAGATGGACCAAAGCGATTCAGGGTCCTTGCATGAAGAGCTAACGGAAAAGTCCCGGTCATTGTACCAAGACGCCGTCCACAACCGTGGCGACAAGCATGGCGATAAAGCTTTAACCGAGCGATAGTGCCAAGCAAGTCTCCCGCACAAGCGAAACTGATGAAGGCCGTCTCTCATGGGTTCAAACCCACGAGCGGCGGCCCGTCGGTTGCTGTGGCTAAGGAGTTCATGCACGCGGACATGCGGAAGTCCGCACACAAATCAAAAGAAGGTCGGTCCGATCACAAACGTGATATGAACGACTGGGCAGAAGGCAAGAGGAACACCCCATGATCGGTGACGCATTTGCGAAGGGCCGGCGCGGTAATACCTACGCCAAGGGCCCCGAGTTTAAGGAAAAAAATTCTGAAGGTAGAAGCTTCAAGCACGTAGCGGGACGTAAGTCAGCCGCAGACCATGCGAGTCACGGCGGCGGCGCTAAAGAGACGTCGAAGGTCGCCAAGCGCGCACGAGCTACTGCCGGACCGAAGTACGACACTACGGACCGACAGGCGCCGCACAAACAAAAAGAGCGCAAGGAAGTTAGGCATATCGACCAGGGACAGATCTTGAACGAGTGGACGCAAGGTAAACGTAAGGATTACAAGTAATGGGCGTAGATACAACTTTCCAGCCGAAGACTGCTACCTACGTGGTAGACAGCTCGGCCGCAGTTACGATAGATGCTCGCCAGAACGGTGTTTCGTCGTGGCGCATCCGCACCGTCGGCGCCGCCGGTACCGGCAGCGTGTCTGGATACATTAAATGGGCGCAAGGCGCTACCGTACCGACCGCGACCGTTGCGCCGGCTGTCGGTGCCGTGATGCTGAACCAGATAGGCGTTCCGTCCGGGCAACCGGTCTACATTGAAGGCATTGGCGCTTGGCTGACGTTCATCGGTAACGCCACGTTCGCTAATAGCTCGCTTGAAATTACAGGCGGACAAGGAGGCTGTAGTGGCTGATATTGCACCTATGCTCGGTGCCATTCTTGGCATCAGCAAGACCCCGAAGGGTCAAGATAAAAAGCGCGCCGTGAAGCCGAAGACCAAGAAAGGTCGCGGCGATCATAAGGTCACGGGCGGAGAAAGTTCGGTTACCGAGCCTGCGCAGCAGCACGGCGAGCTGGCGTCTTATAAAGCGCCGGAGCCATTGTCGGACAAGAAACTCGCTAGAGAAACCGCGAAGGGCTCGTTGCGCCGAGCAACCGACGACTGGGTCGAGGGCCGCATCAGCACGAAAGAGCATAAGGCTGTGCACGAACGCACGAAGCACGTTCTTTCGGGTAAGAAGCCGCACGAGTTTCGTGGTATGAGTGGTGAGCGTTCATTCAAGAAATTGAAATGATCATACTCTCTCAGATCCGTCTCGGGATGTGCTACTGCGTTATACGACTTGATAGATCTTGGAGATAGTCTGTGCCAATAGGTAACAGGTATCTTCAGGGTCAGCCCGTTCTCCCGTACGCCAACGTCAAGGCGTACCCGAGCACGGACATGTTCTTAGATTTACAATTTATCGATCACACGAACACGCCCGTCGTCCCTACCTCGGTATCTATCGAGATCGACGACATCACGAACAGCGTTATTCTGTTTGGTCCTACCGTGTTGACGGCGGCTGGCGTTGTCGGGCCACCTATTACCTACGGAGCCTTTGCGTCGTCCATGACGTTGCAGGTAGGGCCGTCAGTGTGGACTATGACATACCCGTACGTAGGGTCGCAGCTGTGCCAGGTCGGTATGCAATTCACGGCCATAGACTCGGTTACGGGTCAACCGTTTACGTCGACCTCGATTATAGCAGTTATTGAATTATGCGCCCTCGCATCGGTGAGCGGCCTCGCGTATTAATTTTTAAATTTTTTTCGTATGTGAGGTACGATCATGACTATCGAATTTAGACAGAAATTAATGAATGATTTAGTGGCGGTGGCGCTCCTGGATAAGGTTGAGAGTATAATTAAGCTGCCAGATTGGCAGCGCATCCTGCGCGGCGAAGTCGTCGCGGTCGGGCCTGGACGGATGCTCCCGCTCGGCGAGCGTGCTCCTATGGAGTGCAGTGTAGGAGACAAGGTCTCCTTTTCGGCCACCGCCGGCATGGACAGTCAGTACGGTATCGGTAAAGCGATCCGTATTATGAGGGACTCGGACATTGATTGTGTGGAGACGTCATGATCCTCACGCCCGAGCTAGAAGACGTCGCGCAACGCGTTCATATTTTACGCGATAGGGTTCTAGTTAAAATTCTGCCGTACGTAAACCCCCACCTGCTAACGCCTGGGGTAGAGATACATAAGGCGGTAGTTGTCGGTGTCGGCTACGGTCGACGCCAGCGACGCAAGACCGCGTTTAAGCAAGAGATGGACGCCGGCGCTCCTGTGATCGGCCCCGGTGGCAAGGTCATGAAATTTACGAAAAGCAATCTTTCGAACCGCACGCTGTGGTTTGAAGATGGCATCGAGACAGGCGCGATAATTCCGATGACGGTGAAGCCTGGCGATGTAGTAGAGTTTAGTTTTAGAAATATCACCATTGTGGATTTTGACAGAATCGGATTTCACGGCATCGGTGAGCTAGCCTTTATATGGCAGCAGGCGATCTATTCGGTAGACCCAGACGAGTCTTTAAACGAGTGCCTGATGTGGCAACAGAGCGCGGGGCACGACCGAAAAGGGAACTTTATGTCAGGGGCAGAAGACTGGAACCGAGCGTGAGCGACGACGTAACCCAGAACCCCAAACACTCCTGGGGTAAGTGGCCGAAGATCAACCCGGAAACCGTAGCGCCACTGCGCGACGACAAGCCGGACTTATACAACCACCAGCCGACGCGTTTTGTTTCTAAAGATGAGGCGAAAGGGCGCGGCTGGAAACATTTTTGGACCGGGGAAGTATGCGTTACCGGCCACCGCGCTGCGCGCTACGTATCGAACGTCAGCACCTGCGTTGATTGTGTACGGATCGAGAAGGGCCTGCTACCTGTATACGGTAAGGGCGTCCCTGAACTAGAAGCAGCTAGGAAACGCAACTACACACAGAAGAACACGCCTACCGTTACCGGACCGTTGCAGCCCAGCTCCGCCGAGAAATTATTTCTTACGAAATATGCGGAGCTGAAAGACTTCGTTCTTGCCGCTGAAGCGTGCGGGCGCAGCGAAGCAGAATTTTTGGCGATCTTGAGCTGGAACGCGACCTTTCGCGACGCAGTGAACCGCCTCGAAGAGAGTATAGGGATAACCCATACGCAGCAGATAACAGAATTTTTTGATTGGACCGAAGACAAGCGGCGCAGTTTCTTAATCACGTACGCCAACACGGCAGACATGACGAAGTCGCTGCGCTCGGTAGGCGCCACCAACGTGCAGTTCCATAAGGAACTATCCGACAACGGAGATTTTCAGAGAGGGTTCGAAGATGCGAACCAGATAGCGCGGGCGGTTTTTGACCACGCCGCCGCCGCGTCTGCCACGAAAGGCGACGCACGAATGTTAGGACGTATCGCAGCTAACTTTTTTCCCGAGAAATACGGCGAGAACCTAAAGATGGATCTCAAAGTAACTCAGAACCTCTCAATGGACCAAGCACATGCCCAACTTACCAACCTCATATCAAGATTTGATAGACAGGGTCTACTCTCCGCTGCCGGAGAAGATGAAGAACTTGTTGAAGAAGCAGAATATAAAGTCCTTGAACCTGCGCGAAACAACGCAGTTGATCCAGATCCTGAGCCAGAGAGCGCAGACTCAAGACCAGACCCAAATAGTGACCTGGTTTCAGGATCCTAGCGACCACCCATCGTTAAAGAACTGCCCGCTGGGCAGGGAGCACTACCCGAAGCAGATGAACTTTTTTGCTTTGGAGTTGGTCGACGACGAGATAGCACTTTTTGGTGGGAATAGAACGGGTAAGACGCACTGTGGCTGCTTTGCGGACACACTGCACCTTACCGGGCTGTATCCTGACTGGTGGCCGGGCAGAAGGTTCGACCGACCTATCAGTATGTGGGCGGCGACGGACACCGCGAAGAACACGCGCGACATTTTGCAAGAGAAATTTTGTGGGACGCCGGGCATGGAGCACAAATACGGTACCGGGATGATCCCTGGAGACCTTTTGGTGCGTAGAACGTCGAAGCACGGCCTCGCAGACTCGTTCGAGTCGGTTTACGTTCGGCACGTATCCGGCGGTCTATCAACACTGCAGTTTAAGTCGTACGATCAAGGCCGAGAAGCCTTTCAAGGTACACGCCAGGACCGGATACACCTGGACGAGGAACCGAAACTAGAAATTTACGCCGAATGTAACATGCGTCTTATGAGCACGGTACCCGGAGAGAAAAACGGCACGCTAATTCTAACGGAGACCCCGCTGTTAGGGGTCTCTGACCTGATGATTACCTTCATGCCGGATTTGTCGCCTGAGCCAGACGCCGCGCCGACAGAATCATGGGACTTGGAAGAAGAGGGGATAGTCATCGATGAGTAGATCAGGCAAATCGGCGGTATTTCTTGATATGGACGACGTCCCCCATTTGAGCGATACTGAAAAGAAGAAAATTTTAGCGAGCGTCCCGCCCTGGCAGCTTCAGGCACGTAAGTCTGGCATACCGGGGCACGGCATCGGTGCGATCTACCCGATACCTGAAGACGTAATGTTGATACAACCGTTCGACATCCCGGCACACTGGCCGCGCTCGTACGGGATGGATCCAGGCTGGAACTGCACCGCGGTGGTCTGGTTCGCCTGGGACATCGACAATGGTTTTAAAGACGCCGCCGGCAACCAACGGTACCCGGCGATAGCGTATGATGAATACTATCGCGGCCAGGCAGACCCGGCCGTACATGTCGCAGCGATTAATCGTCGTGGCTCGTGGATCAACGGCGTGATCGACCCTGCCGCGCAAAAAGCGCGTGGCACCGACGGCGAGCTGTTGATTGACACGTACTGCAATCTAGGGCTAAAGGTCAGCAAGGCCGACAACACGGTCGTGACCGGATTAATTCAGACCTGGGACATGCTCTCGACGCAGCAGCTGCGTATCTTCAACACGCTGACTAATTGGCGCAAAGAAGTTCGCCTGTACCGTCGCGACGAGAAAGGTAACATCATTAAAAAGAACGACCACTTAATGGATGCTACCCGATACAATGTAATGAGCGGCTACAGCGTGGCGAAGGCACCCCCCGCGAGCGAAGGCGGATTGCCCTGGTTCCAGTGGGGTCCAGAGATGGCGTCGAACGGTGGCGTGTGGAGTGGTTAAAACCTATCGAAGAGATAGAGAACGAATTCCGCCGCCAGGGGACGTTTTTGTTGGCTGATATTAACAGCAGGAAGCTATGGTTCTTCGGATACAAAGACCAAGCCACCATCAATAAAATGATGGACTCTATGAAAGGGCGCTGTAATGAGATGGTGAATTTTTTAATCGCGCGTGCGAAAGGGTGAGACCAGATGAGCGTTACGTTTAAGCTAGTACATGAAGAGGGTATACGCCTGCGACAGCAAGCGGCCCATAAGACAGAGCAAATAGACGAGAAAACAAAGATCTTGTCTACACATGTCGATTGGCGCTTCGTGAAGCGTCCGGCATCTGACGGAAAAATTACCGAAGATTGTCAGCAAGACGAAGACTCTCGGCGCGTCGATTCAAGCGGCCGAAAGGCGCAGCTAGGTACGTACACCGTACACGTCACGTCCGGCATGAATAATCTAGTCGTAGAACGCAAGGGTAAGGTCACCCCGTTCAACTTCAAGAACCCGTCGATTCGCAACCAGGTCCGCGTCCAGTATCAAACGCTGGTCGAGTCTGGTCGCAAAACCAAAGAAGGGAAACCCGTGCACGAATGGAAGAACGATGGGGCAGCGAAGTATATTCCGCCCAACACTTTTGACGGGGTCTTTATTGGAGATAATCAGCGCGCTATCGTAGACGAGATACCTACATAATATGAGCGGAAATTCTGGCGACAATTGGGATCTAATAGGGAACGTACCAGGGCAATCTGGCACGCTCCCGAATTCGCCCGGCTTCGAGATAGAAGACGACGACGCGCTATTGTCGCGTATCCGTAATTTTCATGACGACGGTGTCGGTGCGTGGGAAGAAAACCGCCGAATGCACTCCGAAGACTTGAATTTTATCTACAACGCAGAGGCTATGGGTCAGTGGGATCCGGTCGTTCTTCAGAACCGCCGCGGCAAGCCTTGCTACACGTTCAACCGCTGCCTGCAGCCCGTGAACATGGTAGTCGCCGACATGCGACAAACGCGCCCTTCCGGCAAGGTTCGTCCGGCATCCGACGGCGCGTCTGAGGCAATTTCTGACGTGTTCGGCGGTTTGTGCCGCTCCATCGAGCAGTGCAGCCGAGCGGACCAGATCTATAAAGAACAGTTCAAGTTCGCCGTCGCCGGCGGCTTTGGTGCGTGGCGCATCATGCCGACCTACATGCAAGACGACGGCAAGGGCGCCTTCGACCAGGTGCTACGCGTACTCAACATCGCGAACCCGCAGACGGTGGTATGGGATCCGCAGTGCGCCGACGCGTGCGCGGCCGACGCCAACCGCTGCATCGTAGCGGAACGTATATCTGACGACGTCTACGACCAACTATACCCCAACGGCAACCGATCCAGCTTCAACATGTCACGCGACAGCTACGGCTGGTTTACTGACAAGGAAGTTCGCATCGCCGAATACTTCGAGCGCGTGCCGCGTGAGAAATGGATCGCTAAGATGACCGACGGTAGCGTGCGCGAATACGACGCCGACCTCAAGGCAACCGAAGCGCATTTAGAAGATCACGGCCTCACGTTCGAGAAGAGCAACGTTACCCGTATTGCTAAAAACAAGAAGACCGGCGAAAAGATGATCCGTAAGACCACCAAGTGGCAGATTATGTGGGTGAAGGTTGACGGCTCCAACATCCTAGAAGGTCCGTTTTATTATGATTGGAAGCGTATCCCGGTCGTGCGATGTCCCGGACGCTACATCAATATCGAAGGCCGTAAGAAATTTCAATCACTAATACGCCATTCCAAAGACGCGCAGCGCAGCTATAACTCCAGAGCCTCGGACATGATCGAGCGCAGCGCGCTTCTGCCGAAGGCCCCGTACCTCGTTACTGAAGCCATGATCAAGGGCTACGAGAACGAGTGGAACCAGGCCAACGTCGCCTCTCGCCCATACCTACCGTACAACGTCGACAAGAACGCAGAAGGTGGAATGCCGTTCCGTACGCCTCCGTTAGATTTGCCGCAGGGCGCTATGGCGCTTGCGCAGATGTCAATCCAGGACATACAGGCTACGATAGGGTACTTTGACCCCGCGCTCGGTAACTCGGAAGACATGAACCGCGTATCCGGCAAGGCGCTCGTACAACACACGAAACGCTCAGACCTAGGCAGCTTCGAATTTATTGACGGGTTCAGCTCCGCGCTGCAGCTCACCTGGGAAATGTTCGTAGACATGATCCCGACCGTTATGGACTCGGAACGTGTCGAGCGAATCATCGGTCACGACGGTATCGAGAAGATGGTCACGATCAACCAGGAAGACCCAAACACAGGCGACATCATGAACGACCTGTCGGAAGGAACGTACGACGTTGAGGTCACCATAGGCCCGAGCTTCCAGTCCGCTCGACAAGAAGCGCTAGATACGCTTATATCGTTTGCAGAAGCAATGCCGCAGAATGCGCCCGTGATCGCAGACTTGATAGCTAAGAACATTGACTCGCCGGACGCGCAAGAGATGGCGAACCGGCTCCGTATCCCGCTAATCCAGCAGGGTATAATTCAACCTACCGAAAAAGAGAAGCAGGCCGGCGTCGGTACTCCGACCCCGCAGCAACAGCAACAACAACAACAACAACAGCAGTTGCAGCAACTACAAACGCAGCTTCTACAAAGCAAGACCGACAAGATGGGGGCCGACGCCAAGATCGCACAGTCCCGCGTTGAGTCTAGCCCGATGGAGCAACAAAAAATCCAGTATGCGACCGCCGGCAAGCACCTAGCGAACATCAAGCTGGCGCATGAGATCGGCGCCGATCAACAAGAGAAGCAGGCCGACCAACAAAAGCAACAGACCGACGCGCAGTCCGCGCAGATGGATCTTGCCGCCAAGCACGTTGGAAATTTGCAGAGCCTAACGCACGCTGCCCAGCAGCACCAGCAAGGACAGACGATAGCGCACGGGCAGGCCGTAGGCGACGAGCAACGTACGCAGATGCAGGCTGAGGCCGAACATAATCGCGTACAGCAGCATCACTATGCAGAGATGCAGCGTACCTCGGCAGCGCACGACGCTGAAATGCAGCGCATGCAGATGAAGCACGCGATGTCGTTGAAACATCAACAGGAGTTGAACGAGCAGAAGATTGTCGCCGCTAAGGCGATGGCCGCTGCTAAACCAAAGAAGCCTAAAACGGCTACTTAATTTTGATCTGTGTGAGAACCGCCTCGTGTAAGCGTATTACATGTAATAGGAGATCTATATGAGTTTTAGCCGAGCAGATTTGGACAATTACGAAAAACAAACGCCGAAACAGGTTGACGACAAGGTCAGCCCTTTTCGCGGTGCTACACCAGCCCGCGCCGCTGACGCTGCCGCAGTGGCTGCAGTAGCCGCAGGCAAAGTTGACGCCACTCCGGGAGGCACAGCTGCAGATGCAGCCTCGGATAGTTTAGTTAACGACGACGCCCTCATCGTTGACGAAGATGGGACACTCGGCGACCCGACCGATTCGGGTGAGGGGACTTCGGACGAAAGAGCGGATTCGTCCACCGCATCCGCCGATCTCAGCGGCGAATCGGATCCAAACACGGATTTAACCAGCGAACAAGGTGACGAAGAGGCGACACCTAACGCGCGGCCAGCTCCGAAGAAAGGATCTGCTGAGGAACGCATAGTAGAGCTAAACGACTTGCTCGAAGGCACAAAGATATTTGGCAAGCACATGCAGACCCAGCTTAAAGACGCACTGTCCGAGCTGGAACGGTTGAAGGGCGGAGGTTTACCCACCGCCACGCAAGCCATAGCTGCACAGGCTCCTCCTGTTGTAGAAGACGAACCAATGCCGGATTTAGCAGATTCGGATATCGCCTTCGATAACGACAAGTATCGAGCCAAGATGCAGAAGTGGTCACGAGACCAGGCAAAGATCGCTGCTCGCGAGATAGTTCGCGAGATGACTGGTGCAGATGAAGCGCAGAAGCGCAGAGCAGCAGTAGAAGAAAAAATCGAGAAGTTCGCAAAGGCGCACCCCGATTACAAAGCGGTCGTGTCTGAGAATCCGGTATTGGCAGCCCATCAGTTGGCACCAGACGCCGGAATCGCTGTCGCTCAATCCGAGTTCACTGGACGATTGTTATATAAGTTTGGGAAAGATACTGCCCTTGC